ATTCATAAAATCTAGGATCAGTCATAAACCACATGATATCAGGCTTTTGTCCTCTGATTACTGATCTAACTTTATCTTGATCCCCATAACCATCAATTGGATAGATTACCCAGTCTTCTCCATAAGGCTCTACAGTTTGTGGCTCGTATTTAATATGCTTTACGGCTCCGCCAAATGATACTACTTGATATCTTCCAGTTTTAAGGAGCGCTTCAATCATATATCTTGTTTGAGTTCCAACGCCGGAGGGGGAGAGCGGGTGGTCGCTAATGGTTAATATTTTTATTTTCTTATCAGTCATGGGCAATGTTCCGTTTTGTGAAATTCGCACTTGTTGCAAGCAAGCCTGTTCTTTATAAAGTTTTTTCTTTCAATATTATAAATTGCTTTTTCAAGAAATTTAAGTGCGTTCTCAGTTTTTCTAGGACCGCTTGTTACGCGAAAGATTTCTACTCTATTATTCTTCGCAGTTCTCTTGAGCAGAGCAAAATGTGTTTCTATCATACTTGGATCGACATTATGCTTCTTTGCCCAGAAGTGTTTGTAGAAAGTAAGCTGGTAAGTAATCATTGGGTCTGCTTTTTTGCGAGCATCCCAACCCCAAGAGCAAGTCTTCCAGTCAATAATGTGAATTTTATCGTCAGGAGTCTTGATTACCAAGTCAATAAATCCTTTAAACTTGTTTTTATCTTCACAAGAGAAGTCTTGAATCATTTCCATTAAGTCTTCCTCGGCTTCAAGCACTTCATAGTCGCCAAAGTGCTCTTCCATCGCAGGAAATATCTCTTCTAGGATCAACGGACCCTGATCTTGCATAGGAATGACCAGTTTTGGGTCTTTATTTGCTGTTTCAGGTAGATTTTCAAGGATTTCTTTGAATTTTAGTTGGAAAAAGGGCCCTTTTTGCTCTAAATCCTCGGTCATCATCTTTTCACAAGTGTCATGGATGGCGTTACCGAAAGCAGTAAAAGCGTTGCCTTGGAAGCCCTTTACCTTGTCTATGTTCATTAATTTGTGATAAAAGGGGCAAAAGTTCCAGTTTTTTGCCTCGGAAAAGCTAATGTGACCCATTTTTACTCCATTTCTGTTAATGTTTCTATCTTATTATACAGTATGGGGCTAACGTTTGCAAGTGTTTTTAAATCTTTATAAAGAAAAAAAGCTTCAAAGCCTTTTGCGAAGTATTCTCTGATGGAGGTCACAGAATAGGGGGAATAAAACAGACCATTTGCATATGCTGCCAAATCTGTGTAGCCTACTTGGGTGTATAGGTATTCATCAAACTTTTCGTTGTAGTCAGGATGCTGGAAGAATACATAATCCACCAATGGCTCGTCATATGCTTTGAGAATTTGGTATAACCTTTCTCTCTTACCTATGAACTCTCTTTCTAGCCTTTGGTCTCCGTAGATCTCATCATAAAATGTTTCTTCTACCGAGTGAGCAATCTCGTGAATGATATCATCTGCCATGTCCATAGCATTATCTTGAACATTGATCACATAAATAGCCCCGTTTTCAAAGGCAGCATTCGTATCTCTTTCGTGGAATTCCAAAAAGTCCCCAATATAGATTACATCTACATTAGAAACAAGGAAGGGGGGTAAGGAAGTTTCTACAATGCTTACAACTTCTTCTAAGGTGCTTTTGCCATCTGTAAAAACCAGTTCGTCTTTTATATGAACAGGTACTTTGGAGTTAAACAGATAATACTGATTTGTATTTCTCTTAGATCTATTCAAAGATTCTCTTATGTAATCACTCTTGCTCATTATTATTTTGTTCTTCTTCCCAAGCATCTCGACCAACATCTACATCGGTAAGTGCTTGGTGATAACCTCTAAGAAAGTTTTCTTCTGCTACTGCTAAGACAAACTCCGGGAAGTCGATTGCTAGCTGATCTATAATCATTTCTACAGTAACGTTATTGTTCTCCGGAGACTTCTTTTCTCCAACATAATTGACAAGCATTACCTTAAGTTCGTTCTCTGGTTCCACAACCGCACTAAGAAATTCGTTAGCATCTTCTACTTCTGTATTTTTAAACTCGATATCCATTTTTTCTCCGTTATTTGGTGGGCCCGCTCGGACTCGAACCGAGGACTAATCGCTTATGAGGCGACTGCTCTAACCAACTGAACTACAGGCCCTAATATACATTATAGTAATGCAATGTTTAAGACTTGTCAAGAAAAAAGTTATAAAATCTTTGCTGCGAGGGTGGCTACTTTTGATCGTTCGCCTTTCTGGAGAGTGATATGACCTGATAGGTCGTATTCTTTAAACTTCTCAACAGCATAGGTTAAGCCGTTAGATGTTTCGTCGATGTAGATATTATCAATTTGTTCGATATCCCCAGTAAGGATGATTTTCGTTCCATCTCCAACACGAGTTAAAATAGTTTTTAATTCATGTCTCGTAAGGTTTTGTGCTTCGTCAATGATAATAAAAGCGTTTGTAATAGAGCGACCTCGAATATAGGTAATCGCCTCTATTTCAATAACACCTTGATCGAAGTAGGTTTGAACCATGCTTCTATCATTTCCCATGAGGAACTCCAAATTGTCTTTGATAGGCATGAGCCATGGTTCCATTTTCTCTTCTAATGTACCGGGTAAAAAGCCTATATCCTTACCGAGGGGCTGAATTGGACGAGACACTATAAGTTTTTTATAAAGTGATTTCTCGCCTAATACCTGCTCTAATCCTGCTGCTACTGCTAACAGAGTTTTACCAGAACCAGCCTGACCGATAAGGGATACTACTTCAATGGCTGGATCCATCAAGAGTTCAACCGCGAAGGTCTGCTCCTTATTTCTGGGTGTGATATCCCAGATAGGTTCTGCCTTGTATAATTTTCGCAAAGGTTCTGTATAAGAATCGAACCTAGCTAGTGCTGTCTTTTTATCGTTAGAGTTGCAGACAAGCATGATGTATTGGTTTGGATAGAGTTTTACTTCTTCTTTATCCGCAAAGATATCTTCACCGGAATAGAAGGTGTCAATTGCTTGTTCATCAACTAAATATTTTTGTAATCCCGTGAAAACATCGTCTTTTGTATCTACGGCATCTCCTGCCACATAATCTTCACAAAGAAGACCGAGTGCATCACATTTAACGCGCATATTGATGTCTTGTGAGACAACAATAACCTTTTTCCTTTTATACGCTGCTTTTTCTGTTAGGGCTGTACCGATGATCTGGTTGTCTGGGATGGATAGATCAAAATCGGTTGGGCATGCCTCTGGGTCGTAATGCTTTACAAACAGTTTTCCCTTGTTTTCCCCCAATTTGACACCTTTGAATAGGCTTCCTTTGGTTCGGTATACATCAAGGATACGAATAATGTGTCGGGCGTTGAAACCTACACCGTCTTGCCTGACTTTGTTTTTATCAATTTCATCTAAAACCTTGAGTGGAACTATAATATCGTTGTCACCAAATTGCTTAAGGCAGTTCGGGTCGCTTAAATAGACACAAGTGTCTAATACAAATGTTTTTTTCACAGGATTACCTCGTGTTATAAATACTCGCGCAATATATTAAAGTTTAAACTTTTTTAAAACTACTTAAAGTATGTGTAAAAGAGCATTCCATATAGTAGCACTATACTTGTTTAGTCTTTCAGCATTTTCTTGTGTTGCTACAAATCTTGATTTTTCAAGAGATGCCCGTGATACATTTGTCAAAATAAAACAGTCCGTTGTTATTACGGCTTGTAATCCAGAAAACCCTGCCGAATGTTTATCGAAAGAATCTAGATCAAGTGGATCTGGCGCTGTTGTTATGCGAACAAATGCTGGATCTTATGTATTAACTGCTGGTCATGTTTGCTCTTTCGAGCGTGAGATGGAAATAGCCTCCTCTGTTGGGGCTGCTCGAATTGATGTTGAGATGAAATCTGTTAATTTTAAACTTGGAGAATATGTTTCTGATATTATAAACATTGATACCAATATCGACACTTGTATTTTATTCGCCCATAACCTCTTTACAACCAAGGTAGCAAAAATAGCAAGTTCTTCCACCAAGGTAGAACCGGGTGAAAGAGTTTATAACGTTGCTGCTCCTGTAGGCATCTTCTATCAAGATGTTGTCCCCCTGTTAGAAGGCTTCTTTATGGGAGATAGAGATTTAAGGGCTTATTATTCTATTCCTGCCATGGGTGGTAGTTCTGGTTCTCCTATCTTTAACAAGGATAGTGAAATCATAGGAATGATCCACTCTGTTAATATTTATTTTCCAGTTGTTTCTGTCTCTCCACCAAAAGATCTATTGAGAGAGTTCATAATTAGAAGTGTTCGTATGGGCGAGGAAAGAAGATTAAATAAAAATAATCAGGGATCTAAAAATGTAAATAAAACCCTTTGGGAAACCCTAGGCTTGTCCAAGCCATCAAAAATGAGCAATATAAATTTAAATCTTTAGTATCGAGAGGGGGAGTCGAACCCCCACACACGCTTTAGTGCGGCAGATTTTAAGTCTGCTGTGTCTACCATTCCACCATCCCGACATATCATTTACACACTATAAAACAAAACATTTTAAAAGTCAAGAAGTTATTTTAAAATATAAAAGACTTTAATAATACATTTTAATACTTACTATTAGAAAAGGAATTTTAGAATGTAGTTAGGGCATTATGATATCAATAGGATTATTTATATATATATATTAGCGCTCCACTAT